TGATGGATGGAAATATCTTAATGAAGATAAACATAAGGATGCTGTGTTAACGATTGAAGTTATACAATTGGACGGAGCAAATAAGGAAGTACTGTATTCTTCTTTAGGGTTTTCAGATGACGATGAAGCGCGTTTAAAGAAACTCATTCAGGAAAAATAAAAGCTGGATATCCACTTTATACAAGTGGCTACTTTTTTATTACTTTACCACTCCAGTAGCTACAGTTTAGCTGGAGTAACTTTTATTTACAGGTGGCAACAATGAGTGAAAAAGCAGAAGTAATAGAATGGGCAAAAATGCTATTAAGAAATCCCGATAAGTGTGTAATTTTAGACACGGAAACAACAGGTTTGGGTAATGATGATGAAATTATTGAGCTAGCCATGATCAATACATCAGGAAGAACCTTGCAAGCCGATTTCACGTCAGGCTGCAGTTGCCCCTAATTCAGCAATAAGGAGAAGCAAAAAAAGACCCGCTACACTTTCAGAAGTACAAAAAGGACTACTACAATTTTCAGCAACATTGGTTATCATTTTCCTTATCGTTCTAGCGATAAAATACACATGAAAATTAAGGGGCCTGCACTAAAGCACAACAAAATGTAAGTAATTGATTTAAAACAACAAAAATAAAGTGGTTGACAAATCAGCCACTTTTAGTGTATAAATTACCATAATTCGGAGATAGTTAGATAAGAACCGCCTCTTTAACACTCTGGAAAAATAGAATTTAAACTAAAAAAGCCCGTCACTTAATTGCGATGGGCTTTTTTATTGCCCAAAGAAAAAGCCGATGATTTACCGTCATCGGCTTTTTTTATGCCTAAAACGCAGTGCTTAAACACGCGCGGCAGGTAAACCCTTAAACGTTTTCAACCTCACAAGGATTTATAAATGAATTATACCAAATTATTAAGAGAATTACGAAAGATGGATAAACAACTATCAAGCTCACGTTTTTGGGGAATCTGGTTACTGGGATTTTTAATAGCATCCGCATGCTTTGCATCACAAATAGCCCCTTTAATCGGCTAAGGAAAACAACGAAAAGTGCCTTTTATCATTAACAGTCTGATTTTTATTATCGGGCTAACAGGCTTTGTCAGCTTTATTTACGGTTTGTGGCGACTTGAACCGATTTCCGCCTTTGTTTTAGGCGGTGCGATTGCTATGTGGTACTCGTGGTATGTCTCAATAGGTGCGTATTTACATACCAAACCGTCCACTAAAGAAGGGGATAATTAATGTTCGCCCCTGGTTTATTTTTAGGACGAACCACCTCTGTATCCAATCCCGCCTCATGGTTATCAGGCTTAGGCGATTTTGTGGGCAGCAAAGCAGGCATACGAGTAACACCCGAAAGTGCAATGGCCTTTATTGCCGTCTACGCCAGCGTGAAGTTATTAGCGGAATCCGTCGCACAATTACCCTGTCATCTCTATCGCCGTAAAGACAAGGCAGGCAACCGAGAAAAAGCCACCGACCATAGCCTATATGACAAACTCAATTACGCCCCAAATAGCTGGATGACCGCCTTTGATTACCATGAGTATCAACAAGGCGCATTGGGTTTACGCGGTAACAGTATTGCTTATTTAGAACGCAGGCCATCAGGCGAAATAGAACAGATTATCCCCATTAATCCCGCCCAAGTGAATGTAAAAGTCGGCAGCGACCGTCGCCCTGTCTTTGGCTTACTGGACGAAAGACAAATGAATGTGCCTTTCTCCAATATCCATCACATTGCCGCCTTTAAAACTAACGCTTATTGGGGTTTATCTCCGATACAAGCAGGGCGCGAAGGTATTGGGTTGGCCCTTGCAACAGAACAACATGCCAGTCAAGTATTTGCCAATGGTACACACCTAAAAGGCGCGTTAGAGCGCGAGTGGATGCAAGGGGCAAAGTCACTCGATAGAGACCAAGTGGATCAGCTAAAAATGCAATGGCGCAAAATGTACCGAGGCTTAGATGCCAGCGAAGACATCGCTATATTGCAAGATGGCTTTAAATTTAAATCCATCAGCATGAGCAATGAAGATGCACAATTATTAGCCAGTCGCGTACACGGCATTAACGAAGTGGCACGCCTCTATAATATACCGCCGCACATGATTCAGTCCCTAGATAAAGCGACCTTTAGCAACATAGAAAGTCAAGCCTTACAGTATGTTATGTACTCGCTCATGCCGTGGTTAAAGCGCCATGAAGCCGCCATGATGCGCGACCTACTCACAGCAGATGAACGCAAACAATACTACATCGAATTCAATGTATCGGGCTTACTGCGGGGTGATATGGCTACCCGCTTTAACTCCTACGCACAAGGTCGGCAATGGGGCTGGTTATCGGTCAATGACATCAGACGACTCGAAAACTTAACCCCGATAAAAGATGGCGACATCTATCTACAGCCTATGAACATGGTTGATGCAGGAAGCTATCAAAAACAACCTATTGCCAGTAAAACAAAAGCAGAAATGCACGCCATCAAAGGCGAAAGCCAAGTAAACAACCCATAAAAAAAGCCAATCATCTGACTGATTGGCTTTTGCGTTATCGAAGCGATGTAAAAGCATCCTTCGGTAGTGACTAACCCTTTGAACACAGAAAGGATCAACATGAAGAATTATAGCAAACTATTGAAAGAATTACGAAAAATGAATGATAAACGTTTAATTATTATATTTGCAGGGCTAGCAGTCATTGCGCTTATCCTACAGCCAGAACTTGTGATTTTTCTCCTTAAAGGGCTTTTCTAAATGCCAGAAATAAATTACCCCTATTTAGCTTCAACGCTCTTTAATACACCCCTAATGTGTACCCCAGAATTAAGAGAATCGGTATTACAAGCCATTATGCCACGCTTAATGGGTAAGAGTGATACCAATATACTGATTAATACTGCGCCTCAAAATGACCCATTAGCACTGAATCCAAGCGATAAAGAGCGGGATGCAGCTCGCATTGAATATAGAACGCATAAGGGTGTAGCGATTATTTCCGTTCACGGTATTTTAACCACCCGACGCGGCAACATGGATGCAAACTGCGGTGAAATCACCAGCTACGAAAAACTTAGCGGTTTACTGGATGCCGCTTTAGTATCCACCACGGTTGAGCACATTGTTTATGATGTGCAATCCAATGGCGGTGTAGGCGTGGGTTGTTTTGATTTTGCTGAACGTATTTATCAGGCTAGAGGCTTAAAACCTTCTACGGCGATTATTAATTACAACGCCTATTCCGCCGCCTACGCGCTTGCCAGTGCTGCGGACGAAGTGATTGTTTCAACCACTTCGGGCGTGGGTTCAATTGGCGTGATTGCCACTCATGTAAATACCCGTAAAGCCCTTGATGATGCAGGCTTAAAACTGACCACTTTTTATCGTGGTCATCACAAAAATGATTTATCCCCGCATGAGCCTGTCAGTAAGGATGCCGCCAAAGAATTAAACCGAGAACTGGATGAAATGTATGAATTATTTATCCAAACCGTCGCTAGAAATCGCAATATAAAACCCAAAGTGGTTAAAGCCACTGAAGCGAAAACCTACCGTGGGCAACGTGCTATTGATATGGGTTTAGCCGATAAACTCATGTACCCGCAAGATGCCATTAATGCCATTGCTCAAGCGATTGTAGAACGCAAAGCTAAAGCGGTTGGATCATCCCCGAAAATTGCCGCCCAAGCCGCTGCACTGATGATGCAGTCACAGCATTAATGCCACACCTCAAATTTAAACAAAGGAACAACCATGCCAGATATTAACGACTTGCGCCGCCTTCGCGCCGAAAACGTCGAAAAAGTCCAAGCCCTTGCCGCCATTGAAGCAGCAGGAACAGACCTTGATAAAGTACAGTTACAGCAATTTGCCGATCTAAAAGCCGAAAATGATCAGTTAAACGCTAAAATCACCCGTGCCGAAGAAACAGAACGCATGGTTGCTGAAGCAGCTAAACCCCTACAAGGATTAGGCGCTAATGGCGCTAACGCAGGCGTTGCGGCAACCGTGAAAAAACCCGACATCAAAGGCGCACAAGCTGCCCGAATGATTATGGCAATCGGTGCAGTCGGTCATGCAGGACGTGAAGCCGCCCAGTATGCCGAAAACAATTTTGCCGATACAGAAGTCGCTGCCGCGCTCAATACCAGCGAAGGCACAGCAGGCGGGGTATTAGTGCCACAAGCCTTTATGACCGATATTATCGAGTTGTTAACCCCCGTATCCGTGGTGCGCTCACTCAATCCAATCTTGCTGCCCATGCCCAATGGTAATATCACTATTCCGCGCATTGTCGGCGGCGCGACCTCATTTTACCTCGGTGAAGGCGACGATATTGAAGCATCAGAACAAACCTTCGGCGATTTAGAATTAAGCGCAAAAATACTGGCCACCCTTGTGCCTGTGTCAAATACTTTAATTAACTATTCAGGCATTAGTGACAGCATCGAAAACGTCATTATTAGCGACATGGTTAACAGCATGGCCTTGCGCGAAGATTTAGCCTATATCCGCGGTGATGGAAAAAATAAAACCCCCACAGGTTTTCGCCATACCGTCCCCGAAGAAAATATCCTAACCGCCTCCGATTGGGCCGCCTTGGCAAAGGTCAAGCAAGATTTAGGTAAAATGGAATTAGCCCTACTGAATGCCAATGTTAAAATGATTCGCCCCGGTTGGGTCATGAATCCCACTGTTTTTATCTTCCTACAAGACTTATCCGACGGCAACGGCAATACCGTATTCCCAGATTTACCCACGGGCATGTTCCGAGGTAAACCTTATCGTGTCACAACGCAAGTACCCAACAATCTAAACGGTTCAGAATCCGAATTATACCTTGCCGACTTTGCCGATGCGGTGATTGGTGAATCCGAGGCGGTAACATTCGCAGTTTCCACCGAAGCCACTTACAAAGACCCCGCCACAGGTCAAATGGTCAGTGCCTTTACCCGCAATCAAACCTTAATACGGGTTATTTCGGGCAATGATTTTGGTATGCGGCATGAAGCCTCAGCTTGCGTACTCGAAGGCATTAAGGTTTAAAGGAATAAAATCATGAGTGATTCAGACAATACTAAAGAAAACAAACCACCCACCTTAAAACAAAATCCCGTGGCTCAATCGCCTGTACTGGTAAGGTTTAACAAGTCATGGACACTCTATAACGCAGGTGAAACCGCAGGCTTTCCTGCTGAAAAAGCGAATTGGTTAATTAAGCATAAAATAGCCAGCCACGTTAAGCAGGCAGAAGAAAGCTAATATGTTAACCCCAATAACGCCCCCCGAAACAGAGCCTGTTAGCATCACACAATTAGCCCAAAATCTCATAATGACTACCGATACAGCAGAGTACACAGGTTGGGAAAGTGAGCAACTGCAACAGCACATTCGCGCCGCCCGTGCCGATGCAGAATGCTATACAGGGCGTTATTTTGCCGAACAAACCGTCCGTTATAGCTGCGCTCGATTTTCCACCGCCGTATCACTACATCAGGATACCCGCGCCATTGTAAAATGGGATTATTACGACACCGAAAATCAACGTCAAACCTATCCCGCTGAACAGTATTTTTTAGCGGGACAGCAATTAATGCTCAAACCAGACAGCCTAGTCCCAGAAATATACCCGCGCCCCGATGCAGTACAAATTGACTTAAGCGTCGGTCAAAACACAGAAAATATTCCCGACGTGCAAAAAGCCATTCTATTAATTGCTTCGCATTGGCATGAGAACCGTGAAGCCAGCAGTCCACTCACCATTAAAGAAGTACCGTTATCGTATCAGTACCTCTTAAATTCCCACAAACACTATATCGTAGGTTAAACCGCCATGCGCTCCGCCCGACTCAGACAACACATTACTTTTCAAAAGAAAGTACGCAGTAAATCCGAACTAGGTCAATCCACGCATAAATGGGTCGATGTACTGACCGCCTCTGCGGAAGTAAAACCGTTTCCTGTTGCGTCGGGCAGTACCTATAACTACAAAAATGATCATTTTTTGGATGAATCAAAGCACTTAATTACCCTACGCTGGCGACCCGATATAAAGCCCAGCAAAGCCCACAGAATCGTATGTGAAGGTGATATATACGAAATTTCAGGCATAGAGAATTACCTCAACCGCAACCGCGAATGGCGCATTGCCACAAGGAAGGTGGACTAATGCCGCAAGTCGATCTAAAAATGCTGCATTACGAAGAGATGAAGCAACTGCTCAACCAACTTGAAGGCACACTCCTGCAAGAAAAAGCCCAAAAAGCAGGCGTTAGAGCAATAGCCAAGCCCTTAAAAAGAGATTTGTTATCAGAAATACCCAGTAAAACAGGCACATTGCGTTCGTCAATTGGCTACAAAGTCATGACCAAGAAATTCAAAAGCTTCGCAGGGGTTCCCGTTGAAGATTTTGCAATGGAAGTGGGCGCGACGCGTAGAGTGTTGGATAAGCACATGAAACACCCTAAAAAACGCCTTCAAGTGTATCTATTACGGTTTTTAAATGACGGCGTATCCCGCCACACCATAAAACGCCGCAAGTCGGTTTTTACCAATAAGATGAAACGCGGCGGTTTGTACAACGGCAAAAACTTTGGACGCGAAGTTAACCATACAGGTTTCACAGGGCGTAAAATCACAGAATACGTCAATATGAAACACAAAGATCAAATGGATAATTATTTTGTACGCGGGGCAGCAAAGTACCTAGAAAAATTTGGTGTAAGAGGGGTGATGGATTGAGCAGTCAAACGGAAGTACTTTCCAGTTTTTTGTCAGAAATCCAAGACACGCCTGTTGTGAGTGGTGTTTATAATAATCGTACTTCTAAAGTTAGACCTGCATCATTACGCCTTTACAATTTGTTGTTGAATTATTTGCCTAAAGAGCAAGTACATCCGATCACATCGCATGAAAAAAGGATGTATCCCGATTGCGTTTACGAATTAGGGTCGGCGGATGCAGTCGTTATTAATACAGTCGAAGTTGCTCATATTGTGCGATTTTTTGTAGTACTAAGAGATACAAATATCGATGCACTCAGTAGCCTTGCAGATAAAATTACTACCGCAATGGAAGCGGAAAACGGTATGAATGTCATTGACATCAGCAGCGGGGGTTACGAGCCTGAAGAAAAGCTTTATCACCTTGCTATTGAACTAGAAATCAGTTATCCGCTGGGTGTACAAGATAATCATCAATCGATTGCGGTTTTGTACCCCAATGCCACCGCCGACGAAACACCGTATACGGGTGGCTGTGTAAAACAACGTATCCACAATCATTACACTCTTGTGATTATGGCAGATACAGAAAGCACATTAGATAGCTTGATCAAACAAACACAAGTGTTGCTAATCGGTAAAACTGTTAGTGATGGCAGTACCCCCTTACATTTTAAAGACGGGAAAATTACCGACATTGGTGGCGGCTTATTTTGTCGTATTGACCGCTATATCGACACGCATAGAACCCAATAGACAAAAAGAGGCATAAACATGGCAGTACTACAAGGCACAAAAGAGCAGGGTTATATCATTAAACAACAAACCCAACCCAAGCCCTTTGGCAAAAAAGGCAATTCAATCCAACAAACAGATGAAGTAGAGACAAATAGAGCCGAGAACCCACCTGTTTTGCCTGTGGGTAAACCCAAAATCAAATCACAAGGAGCAGTGTAATGCCCGTCGATATTGAAAGTTTTAGCAAGTTTATTGCTGCTGCGGTGGAAGATAACGAAGGGGTAGAGCAAAGCCCCTTAAAACTCTATCGTACCCGAAATTTAAGCCCTGATATCTATGCAGGTAATACCAAAAAACGCGAATACAACGGCGACGATGGACGTAATCAACCCACGGTTATGTCAGGTCAACACAACAAATTAAGCTTTGATTTTGACTTTGCAGGCAGTGGTGATATTAGTAAAGTCCCTGAAATTGATGATTTATTACGCATTGGCGGTCTAAATCGGGTGGCTAATTCCAATGGCGGCTGGGATTACTTAATCGCAGATTCTGCCGATGTGGATAGCGGTACATTTATGCTACGGCGCTTGGTCGGTCGCGGAGAGGAGGCGGGTGAAAAACGCTATTATCGCTATCCCATTCTAGGGGCGCGGGGTTATCTGGGAATCGAATGGAAAGTGGATGAAGATCCACTGTTTAAATTGACGGATATAATGGGACAATACATTCGTCCGATTTCCGAAGAAATTACAGAAATTAAATTAGTCTATCCTAATCAAGCCGATCCACTACCCATTGGTAATGACAATACCCCCACCGCTAAAATTGATGGCAAAGATGTATGTTTAAATGCCATGACGATCTCCAATTATTCGGGCTTTGACGTTAATTACACCAATAATGTTAACTGTAATCGCACCCGCTTAAAGCCCAAGGCTATCGATGGCACAATGACGATCAAAGAACCAGACTGGATAAACGAATTTCATATTTATGAGATGGTGGAATCTCACCAAAGAATTATGCGTGTACCCCTATTATTGGAACACGGCACGAAAGAAGGCAATAAACAGCGCATCGAATCGCAACAGATACAAATTCATGGCGTTAAAGATACCGATATGCCGGATGGTTCGTTAGGTAAAGAGTTGTCATTTACCTTTTTAGATAAACCCATTTTAACCCTGCACTAAGTTTTATTTTAGCTGCATGGTTAACCCAGAAAAACAAACATCAGTCACATTAAAAGACCTAAAAATAGTCTTATTGTGGCTGGGCTTACTATTAAAATGCATATTAAGCCGCTTAAAACGCTTTTGTGTGTATTTAAACGATTTAATTAATTATCAGGATGGAAATATGAAATTTGAAACCTCACCTACCCTTAACAGTGATATTACAATCAAAAATGTTTACGGGAAGAAAATAGGCGTTTTGGCAATAACGTATAAGCAATTAAGCGTTGAAGTAGCCACACAATTATCAGAATTAAGAGCGAAATTATCAGAAGAGGAAGGGGTAAAGCTGACAGTTGATCGCTTGGATGCCATGACAGCTCACCTTAAAGATGAGGCGCTTCAATATTTTTCCAACTGGAACCTCACAGACAGTAAAGGCAAGAAAATGGAGATTAACTCTGAAAATTTAGATAAAATTTTTACTGTATCGGAATATTTTTGGGCAATCTGGGTGGATTTTGACGCTTACACCGTGGGCTTGTCCGTTGGTAGAAATATCAAAGAATTAAACCGCAAAGCTGAACTAAAAAACTCATAGAAATTGGGGTGGATTGGGTCAAACCAAAACCAAAAAAAAGTAAATTAACCGAATTAGAAGAGTTGAAAGGCTGGGGTGTTGATCAAGATAATAGGCATTACTATTTAAAAAAGCGCGAACAGTCAACAGCATCAAATACAGAAATAACCGTGTTGTATCACAATATACCCTGTGTGTTGTGGTTCTACGAGCATAGCAATAACTTATTTGATGTAGGTATGTCGGGTTTAGAGCGTCTTAGCTATAGTCAAGTAGAGCAAGGCTTAAATTTAGATGATCCCATTGATACCGATCCAACCCAATCAAACCCCAATAAGATAGAAATAAAAGCATACAGAAAAGATTTTTTCTGGCGTTTACGTCAAATCGCGAACGCGGTTATTAAGCAATCAAACAAACAATTAACACAAGAGAAAATATAAAATTATGGCTTCATTACGCACAAATATTGAAATCGGTGTTAAAAAAATCGGTGATATGCTGGTGTTTGATGAATTGCGCGGGGATTTATCCGCTTTAAATCAACAAACTAATCAATCGCAACGAAGCTGGCAACAATACAATCAGCGCATGCGTAATGTATCGCCCGTGACCTCAGCCGCTAACACTCAAGTCGTGACTATTACTGCCTCAATGCGTAATCTAGTCACCGCCAGCGCGGGCATCGCTGCCTTGAGTCTTGGGCAAGGTTATGCACGTTTGACGGGCGAATTGATCGAATACAACGCCAGCCTGCAAACTGCCAGCGAGTATTTAAATGTTAACGCACAAGAATTGCAAGTTTGGGAAGCCACCGCCGAAACTTTTAATTTAACAGGCGAAAAGATGCGGGATATTTTAAAGGATATCTCGGATAAAGTGGGTGATTTTGCTAATGGTGAAACGGGTGAAGCGGCTAATATTATCAAGAAATTAGGGCTTGATATTAATGAGTTAATTAACCTCGACCCGATCGAAATGCTGCAATCAATGAATGCGGAACTAGAAAAAGCCGCCAATATATCTGATTCAGAAAAAACTTTTTTGATGGAAGCTTTAGCGAATGATGCAGTTAAGTTGCTTCCCATGCTCAAAGATAACAATGCTGCCTTAGTTGCCATGCAAGCGACAATGGAAAAACGCGGCACGATTATCACGGCGGAAGAATCGGCATTATTATTAGCCTCGTATGAACAAATAAAAGATATTCAATCTGCCACAGCAGGCCTAACGCAACAATTAGGCCTTGCAGGTGCAGAATTTCTTAACGCCTTTGGTCCCGATATTGCCGCCTCGATTGATTATATTTCCGCTAATCTTGATGAAATTGGCGATATTGTAGAAATCATCTCTGTGCTAATTGCAGGGCGTTTGGTGGGGTCACTGGCCGCAAGTGCTGTTGCAACAACAAGAGCAACCCTCGCGGCAAGCAATTATGGTGCAACCGCGACGGCTGGCTATAACGCTGCCGCTGCATCTGCAGGTAGGCTGGTTGTGGCAAATAATGCTTTGGCAGCCTCAAATGCAAGAGTGACAGCAAGCGCTGCGGCGGCGGGCACTGTCATTCGCGGCTATGGTGCGGCAGCAACGACAAGCTATGCTGCTGCGACAAGATCCACGGGCGCGATGACTATGGCAAGTCGTGTTGCTTCTGTTGCCGTGCGCGGTCTGTCAATGGCAATGGGTTTGTTGGGTGGCCCCGCAGGTGTTGCTATTATTGCGGCCTATGGTATCTGGCAATATGTAAGCTCAGCGAAAGCCTCCGAACAAGCATCTTTCGGTGCTTCTTATGCGAATGAAACAAATGGTTTGTCTTTTGCTAACGCGGGTGAGGCTGCGTCATGGGCTGAGTCGCAAGTTAGTTTTTACACACAAACATCAGAATCAGGGATTGCTGTCACAATGGATGCTGTGCAATCTCATATTCTGGAGGCTGAAAGTTATCGGGAATTAGCGGCAGCAGCTTATGAAGCGGCTATTGCTAAGGCAGCAGCAGATAGGGCGGCTATTGCTACATCGCCGACGGGTAAAATATATGGTGGCCAAGGTGCAATGCAGTTCATTTCAGAAAAATCTGAAGAAAATCTTGTTGCCACAAAAGTAGCACTAGATAAAGCAGAAGCCTCTACACAGAAATTGTATTCTGCTTTAGCAAAATTGCAAGACAGGGAAAAAACACTCAGTAATCAAACGAAAAAACTAGGCAATCAATACATCGCATCTGGTAAAAAAGCAAAGAAAGCGAGCGGGTCAGCTAAAAAATTAAGCAAGGCAACAAAAGGCTTAACTGATGCACAAAAAACTGCCAAAAAAACAGCCGATGATGCAGCACGCGCCCAAGAACAACTAACCAATGCTTTTAACAGCGAAAAAGAAGCTTTAATTGCCGTAAGAATTGAATTAGAAAGTGGGGAAGAAGCCGCTTACCGTTACCAAAAAGCCAATCAAAAGTTTACAGAGTCAATGATCGAAGAGCTTGTTGCGCTTAAAAATGTTAACAAAGGTTTAGAAGAAGCCAAAAAAGCCAAAGAAGAAATACAAAAATACTACGACGATGAAATTAAAAGTTTAGATGATCA